CCTGATCGACGGCGATAAACAAATGGTATGCAGCACATATAACCAGCTTTTTGCCTGGATTACCGAGCTTAACATAACCGGCGCTGCGGCCCCGGTGTTTTCTTATGTCGAAGAGGAGGACGTCCAGAAAGACCGGGCGGAAAGGGACAAAACTCTTACAGATCAGGGAGTTAAATTTACAAAAAAGTATTATTCCCGGACATACAACCTGGAGGATGATGATTTTGATTTGTCTCCTTCGGCGCCGCCGGCGACGGATACAGGCACAGGGGGAGCACCTGAATTTGCGGATGCAGGAGGAGATACATCGGACACTGCTGACATTATTGCCGACAGCCTGGGGAGTGACTCCATGGGCGCGGCCGATGCTGTCATTACGCCTGTAAAGCGGCTCCTGAAAAGATCGGAAACCCTGGAGGAGTTCCGGGACAGCTTGTTAGACCTGTATGGTGACATGAACCCGTCCGATCTAGGCGCTGTCATGGAGAGGGCTATGATGATTGCGGAGCTATCCGGGCGGTATGAGGTGAAACATGGATCCTGAACTCAATGCCGTGTTTAAACTGCCGTTCAGCGAACAGGAAAAGTTTTTTAAAGAAAAGCTGAATATCCCCACGCTCAAATGGGATGACCTGTGGAAGGATCAGCACGCAAAGGGATTCATGGTTGCGGGGGCTTACAGGGATGACATCCTGGCTGATTTCCGCGAGGCAGTCGACAAGGCTATCGAAAAAGGGACAACCCTTGAAGAGTTCCGGAACGACTTTGACGACATAGTGAAAAAGCACGGCTGGACATACAACGGATCGCGCAACTGGCGGAGCGAGGTTATTTATTCCACTAATATGCGGACCTCATATGCCGCAGGCCGCTGGGCTCAGCTTACTGATCCGGATCAGCTTAAGATTATGCCGTACCTGACATATAAACACGGGGACAGCAGGGTCCCCAGGCCCGAACACCTGGCATGGGATGGTATTACGCTGCCGGCTAATGATCCGTGGTGGGACACTCACTATGTGCCCAACGGCTGGGGATGCAAGTGCAGGGTGACGGGGGCGACACTCAAGGATTATGAAAAGGCAAAGGCTGCCGGGAAGGCCGAAGCCCCGCCCTCCCCTATCGATTCCAAAACCGGGGCTCCTGTTGGCATCGATAAGGGCTGGAATTACAACGTGGGAAAGGCGGCTTACGGCAGATCGCGCACACCTGATCCCGGAAAACTGGAAGATCTGCCATTGCGCCGTGTACGGTATTCATTGCCCGAAAAACTCGCAGGCAAAAAATTGCCTGCGGCGTTAGGGCCGAAATCGCGCAATGTCTCGGATCTAAGGAAATCGGTCCCGGAGGGGGTATATGAAGATCGTTTGGGCGATTATATGAATATAGACCAGGAAATAGCCGGATATATCATGGAGATGCCTGAAAGGTGGGACGGAAGGGAACGGTTTTTTCCGGTCATTCCGGATATCCTTAAAAATCCCTCGGAGATATACCTGGGATTTGTAAGGGATGCAAACGGCAAGGTATATCTGAGAAAGCGCTATATCAAGGCATACATAGAGGGATCGACAACGATAGGACTGATGGTAGAGGGAGTCAGGAGCAGGGTTAATTTGATAGACACCTTCCAGGACAAACATCTGGCAGATGTAAGGTCCGGCAGATTGATATATCCGGAGGCGGAATAGCCGATAATGGAGACCAGCGTAAAAATGGACGGCGCAGATGAGGTACGGGCCCGGCTTAGCGGAATCTCCGGCAGGATACAGAACCTGTCTCCTATCATGAAAGCCATAGGTGAACGCGTTGTCGAACAGACAAAAGAGCGGTTTGAGTCCGGAGGCCCGGCGCCGGACGGGACCGAATGGAAAGAGCCGAAGACTGCAAATAAGAAACGAATACGCACCCTGACGGTGTCATCGGAACTCAAGGACAGCGTCAGGTATCAGGTGCAGGGTAACAGGTTATCGGCCGGAACGAATAAGGTGTATGCGGCCATTCACCAGTTCGGTGGCCCCGAATCCGCTATGGATATATTGCCGGTCAGGAAAAAGGCGCTTAACACACCTTTTGGTCTGTTCAGGAAAATACATATGCCGGCCGGCGCGATTCCGGCCAGGCAGTTTTTGGGATTGAGCTCCGGGGATAGCAATGAGGTTTTGGAGATGATTGACGACTATATAGCGGGCGAATAAAGGCAGAGGGGGCGAATAATTATTCGCCCGTACAGAAGATGAGAAGATGAGAAGTTAGAAAATCACAAAACAGGGCCGTGAAGGCGTTAAAAATGATTGACACGGGGGTAAGTAGCCAAAAAAGGAGATCGTCGAACGTGAGCGAATTTAAAGACTGTTTAAACATGGTTCTGAGTTACACCACAACCTGATTTTTAGCAGGTTTGGTAAATCAGGGACAAAAATGGAGGAAAAATGGCAGATTTTAAGGGGTTTAGCGATTGGATCGAAATATTTAAGGGCGGAAAACAGACTGACAGCAACGGCAAGGTCCATGACGGAGATGCGATAATCGATAAAGTGGTCAATTCTTTTAATGCTGAAAGGCATGAACCTCCACTTGTGATCGGTCATCCAAAAGAAAATGACCCGGCTTTTGGGTGGGTAGAGGGACTCAAATCCATCGTTAAAGACGGTGAAAAGTTTCTTCTTATGAAAGCAAAAAACGTGGTCTCCGAATTTGAGGAGATGGTGAAACAAGGGCTTTTCAAAAAACGATCCATATCCGTTTATCCTGACGGCTCGCTTCGACATGTGGGTTTTTTAGGCGCTGCGCCTCCGGCCGTCAAGGGCCTGGCTGATCTTAAGTTTTCTGACGGAGAGGCCGTGACGTTCGATTTTTATGATCCACAGATGGGATCTGTTGCACGCATTCTGAGAAACCTGCGCGACTGGTTTATCGAAAAGGAGGGCAAGGAAAAGGCGGATTCAATCATCTCTGATTGGGATGTGGAATATATCAAAGGGGAAGCAAACAAACACGAAACCGAGACCGGCGCTGAGCCAGGTTTCACAGACAAGGAGGATGGTAAAATGAATTTCAGGGAAAAAATTAAGGGCTTGTTTACATCACTGGGCGTGGACATGAGCAAGGTGCCGGATGACGCAATTCCGGATTCGGCGCCTGCAGGCGCGCCCGCGTCATTCAGCGAGGCTGACCTTACTGCAGCCGTTGAAACGGCAAAAAAGGATGAACGCAAAAAAGCGGATGCGGAGTTTGCAGAAAAACAGCGCCAGGACGCTAAAAAGGTGCGGGATAAGGAGATCTCGGATTTTGTGGGCCAACTAGTTAAGGATGGTAAATTCCCGCCCAGCGAGGTCGATGCAGGGGTTGTGGCGTTTGCTCAGAGCCTGGACGGGGATGAGGTCATCCAGTTTGCCGAGGGTGACGGCGGCAAAAAATCACAGTGGCAGTTTTACAAAGATCAGCTTTCGCGTTTTGGAGAATCCCCTATCTTCAAGGAGATGGCCACCAAGGAGAAAGCGGGTGATGGCGCCGAGATTGCCGAGGCAAAAAAACAGCAGGAACTGGGTGACAGCATCGAGGCCAAGGTGAACAAGG